CAAGGCAAGCTGAAGCTGAAAGAGGCGGAGATGCAGGCCAACCAGCAGGGCCAGCAGGCGAAGCAACAGACCGACATGGCGGCGATGTCCGCCAAGCTGCAAATGGACCGCGAGCGCATGATTGCCGAGGGGCAGTTGAAGCGCGAGCAGATGGTCGCCGAATTTCAGTTGAAGCAGGCCCAGATGGAAGCCGAGTTCGCGATGCGTGAGCGCCAGATGGCGGTGGAAGCGCAGTTGGAGCGCGAGGGCATGGCGATCAACGCACAGACGAAGGTGGCGACGACGCCGGTCAAGATGGGTGGCGAGGTAGGGTAGGATGGTCGACGAACTCGACCTCCGCCGCCAGGCCGACCGGGCTGCCAAGGCCAAGGTGCTGCTCGACGACACGATGCTCACCGAGGCGTTTGAAGCGCTCCGGCAAGCCTACATCGACGGAATCCTCGACAGCAATCCGAAGGACACGGACACACGCGAGAAGCTGTGGCTTGCCACGACGGTGCTGACGAAGGTCCGCGGCCATCTGGAGCAGACGATATCTAGAGGCACGGTGGCAAGCGCCATGCTCGCCGACCTTGAGACGAAGGCGGCCCGCGCAAAGCGCGCCTGACAACACGGGAACATCGAATGAGCATGACAGACGGTGCGGCCCCGGCCGCAGCGAACGACGGATCGTTGTCTCTGGCGGATGCAGTTGGCCTGATGAATGGCCCGCGTCCCGAAGACGAGAACGAGGCGCCTGCGACGGACGAAGAGTCTGGCGCGCCCGAACAGGAATCAGCCCCGGACGGGGATGACGCCGAGCCTTCCGAGGCCCCCGGCGAGACCGAAGCGGATGACGAGGCTTCCGAGCCCCCCGTACAGCCGCCCCGGACATGGACCAAGGCCGAGAAAGAGGCATTCGCACTCCTCCCCCGCGAGCACCAGCAAGCGATCGTTGCCCGCGAGAGCGAACGCGATTCCTACTATCAGCGCGGTCTGAACGAAGCCGCCGCCAAGGCAAAGGCCGCAGAGGCCCGCGAGCAAGCGGCAGAACAGGCAAGGCAGCAGTACGAGCAGGCGCTACCGCAGGTACTTCAGCAGTTCGCCGCGCAGTTCCACGCCGAATTCCAGGACGTCAAGACCTGGGACGACGTGGAGGCAATGCAGCGCAACGACCCCATGCGCTTTCAGGCATGGCAGATCGCTCGCGACAAGGGCACCGCCCTCCAGCAGCAGGCGCAGCAGGCACAACAGCGGCAGTACCAGGAAGCGACCAATCGCTGGGTGGACTTCGTGAACCGCGAGACACAGAGTTTCGCGGAGAAGGCCCCCGAGTTTGCCAACCCCGAGACGATGACCAAAGCCCAGGCGCAGGCCCGGGAAGTCCTCGTTGAAGTCGGGTTCGGCGAAGACGAGTTGGCGGGGATGTGGGAGCAGGGCAACCCCCTGTCGCTCCGCGATCACCGTGTGATGTTGCTCGTCCGCGACGCGATGAAATATCGCGCTGCGCAGAAGGCGGCGAAGACTGCGGCCAAGAAGCCCGTTCCCCCTGTCCAGCGACCCGGCAATGCGTCCTCCAAGGGCGAAGGCCAGGCCGTCGATCTCAAAATCCTTGACCAGAAATTGTCGCGCTCGGGAAGCATGCAGGACGCCATCGCGCTCCTCAATGCCCGCTCCCGCAAGCGCGCATAGGAGCAACGAAAATGGCACTGCCCACCAACACTCAGTCCAGCTACATCACGATCGGCAACCGCGAAGACCTTGAAGACGTGGTCTATCGCATCGACCCGACCGACACCCCGTTCATGTCGTCCGTGTCCAAGGGCAAGGCGAAGGCGGTCAACCACGAATGGCAGACGCAGGCGCTTGCCTCCCCCGACACCGCCAACGCGGTGCTGGAGGGCGACGACGCCACGACCGACGCCATCACCCCGACCGTCCGTCTCGGCAACATCTGCCAGATTTCGGACAAGGTGGCTCGTGTCACCGGCACGCAGGAAGCGGTGGATCACGCCGGCCCCGGCGGCAAGATGACCGAGCAGATGGTGCTCAAGGGCCTCGAGCTGAAGCGCGATCTGGAGTCGATCATCGTCGGCACCAACCAGGCCAAGAACGCCGGCAGCGCGGGCGTTGCCCGTAACACGGCGAGCATCCTCTCGTGGATCAAGACGAACAACTCGTCTGGCGCCACGGGTGCGGCCCCGGTCTCTGCCGATGGCGCGGTCACCCGCACCGATGGCACCCAGCGCGCCTTCACCGAGGCGCTCCTGAAACCGGTCCTCAAGTCGATCTGGGAGTCGGGCGGCGACCCCGGGACGATCATGGTTGGCGGCTTCAACAAGCAGGCGTTCTCGACCTTCACCGGCCGCAGCACCCCGCAGGAGGACGCCAAGTCCAAGAAGATCGTCGCCTCGGTCGACTTCTACGAGGGCGACTTCGGCCGCCAGTCTGTGGTCGCCAACCGCTTCATGCGGACTCGCGACTGCCTCATCCTCGACATGGAGTATTGGGGCGTCGACTACCTCCGCAACATGACCACGAAGGATCTCGCGGTCACCGGCGACAACCAGCGCAAGCAGATCCTCTGCGAATATGCTGTCGTGGCAAAAAATGAGAAAGCGTCGGGAATTGTGGCCGATTTGACTACCTCTTGACCACTTGTTAATATAGTGCGCATCTGCTACTGCTTACGCGGTAAAGGAGGCGCGCTATGGCACAGTGTTCTGTCGATGGGTGTGATCGTACTGTCTTTGCTGCGGGGATGTGTTCCCGTCATTACATGCGGCGTCTTAGGACGGGCACAACGGATGACGGACCCCGAGGCAGGGCTGACTTAGCCACACGGTTCTGGCGGCAAGTGGACAAGCGTTCGCCGGGTTCGTGCTGGCCTTGGGTCGGTCGGAGCAAGATAGACGGCTACGGGGTGATAGGAGTAGGCGGGCGCTCAGCCGGCAAGATGCTTTCGCATCGGGTCGCTTGGATGCTCGCCAACGGCGAAATCCCGACATCAGCCGAGTACCACGGCACTGTCGTAAGGCACACTTGCGACAACCGCCTGTGCTGCAACCCCGCCCATCTGGAGATTGGCTCACAAGCAGATAACGTTCGCGACATGGATTGTCGCGGCCGGCGACTAAACAAACCTCACCCCGGGTCCAGCCACCCGAACGCGAAACTGACGGAAGATGACGTTAGGGCGATCCGAGCGTCATCCGAGACAAATTCCGTTTTGGCCGCACGCTACGGGATCGACCGCCACCACATCGCGGGCATCCGCAAGCGACGAAGTTGGACCCACATCTGAAACCCCTCGAAGCCGTTCAACTGGGCGGCTTTTTCTTTCAAGGAACGACAATGAGCACCATCCACAACATCAACGGCGACCTCGCTGCGGCGACGGCCGTTCTCCAGCCGGGCGATTACATCCCCGTCTATGTCGCGGCCGATGGCGTCTCCAAGAAGATGTCCGGCGCTCTCCTCAAGGCGGGTTCGGCCGGCGTCGTCGCCACCACGGCCACCACCGTGTCGCTCTCGGCCACCGTCTACGGCAACAAGCTGCTGGTCATCAACACCAACAGCGCCTCGGGCTGCGCGGTCACCCTGCCGGCGGCGACGGGCACTGGCGTCAAGTACGAAATCCTGAACGGCATCGCCCAGACGCAGGGCAGCATCACCGTCGTTCGGGCCGGCTCCGACGTGATGAAGGGTCGCGCCATCTCGCTCGACTCCACCGCGGTTGCCACGCACGCGAACATCTTCGTGTCGCTCGTGGCGACGACCATCACCTGGAACCGCACCACGCAGGGCGGCATCGGCCACGACCACATCACCCTCTGGGACAGCGCCGCGGGTGAATGGCGTGTCCTTGTCGAATCGAACTGCTCGGGCGCCAACGCCACGCCGTTCTCCTAAGCCCATGCCGAGCCTACTCCTCGGCTGCGGCAACGACCGCAGGAAGAAGGTCGCGCTCAACGGCGCGGCCGACTTCGTACAGCCGCTGGTGACGCTCGACATGAACCCCAACTGCGGGGCGGATGTCGTTCACGACCTGGAACAGCATCCGCTCCCGTTCGACGACGACACCTTCGATGAAATCGCCGCCTACGACGTGCTGGAGCACATCGGCAGGCAGGGCGATTGGAAGGGCTTTTTCGATGAGTTCGCCGAGTATTGGCGCATCCTGAAGCCGGGCGGAATGTTCGGCATCGTGGTGCCCATCGGCCCCGATTATCACGCCGACCCCGGACATACCCGGCACTTCGGCCAGACGTGGTTCGGGTTCCTCGACCAGGAATGCTACGTCCGCCGCCTCGCGGCGGGCGAGCCGGTCACGGACTACCGCTGGTACTGGAAAAAGGACTTCCTCGTCCTGAGCCTGTCGGTCATCGGCGACCATCACATCGCGACGATGTTGCAGAAGCGATGACGGAGGCGATTTCGCTCGGGAATGTCTCGGTGGCCATCGGCATGCCGGTCGGCAAGCCCATCCCGCCGCAAACCGTCTCGTCCATCTTCGCCACGGCATACCAGCTCGGGCAGATGGGCATCCGCTGCGATCTGCTGATGCAGATATGCGGCCTCGTCACCATCGCGCGGGACTCGGTGCTGGACGAGTTCCTGAAGTGCGGCGCGGACAAGCTGTTCTGGATCGACTCCGACATGGCGTGGTCGCCGGAGGTGTTCCTTCGGATGCTGGCGCTCTCGACCAAATACGACGTGCTCGCCGCCGCCTATCCGAGCCGGGCGCATGACGGCAACCTGTTCCAGGTCAACACGGACGGCATTGCCGAGCACAGCATCAGCCAGCACGGGCTGTTCAACATCAACGGGACGGGGCTCGGCTTCTGCATCGTCGATCGTAAGCCGCTCGAAGCGCTCGCGGCCAAGGCCACGCGCGTTCTGGACGGCTATTCCGGCAAGGAGATGGCGGAGGTGTTCCGCGTCGACCGGAATGCCAAGGGCTACCGGCGCACCGAGGACATCGCGTTCTTCGACGATCTACGCGAGGCCGGGCACACCGTGTGGTGCGACCCGTCCATCGAGCTCGGCCACATCGGCGAGAAGGAGTGGCGCGGCCGGTTTGCGGACGCGATCGCAACGAACAAACAGGAGATCTGAAATGCCCCTTCCCCAGAACCATCCGCTGCACGCCTTCATCGTCCCTGGCGGGCAGCTTGTCGACGTTTCGGCTGCGAGCATCAGCTATGCCCCGGTGCCGTTCAAGGGCATCCTGACTGACGCGATCTGTTCCATCTCGGCGGCAGTCACTGGCTCAGACACGACAGTCACCATCAAGAAGTACCCGGCGGGCGTCGTCGCCAACTCCGTCACGCTCGGCACGATCACGGTCGCCGTGTCCGGGTCGGCCGCGGGCAAGAATTACACCGCCACCCTGACCGGCAGCGAGATCAACCGCACGTTCGACCGCGGCGACACGCTGGTGTTCGACTCGGACGGCGTCTCTTCCACCACGAGCATCGCCAACTTCGTCGGCGTGATGCAGGGGGCCTAAGTGATGGCGGGAACCCAATACTGGGGCACCGGGCGCCTCGGCACGCACCAGTCGGCTGCCTACACGGGCACGGCCGGGACGATCACCAACCCTATCGACAGCGGCACGTTCAAGGTGCGTGTCGTCTGCACCTCGGCGGCCTATGTGAAGGTCGACAACAGCCCGACCGCCACGGCGGCCGACGTGTATATGCCGGCTGACTGCCCCGAGTATCTTACGGTGACGCCGGGCATGAAGGTTTCCGCCATCCAGGTGGCGTCTAGCGGCACGCTCCACGTCACCGAGATTTCCTGATGTTCGAGCGGCTCGGTGCGCGCGGCGGGTTTGGCGGCAGCGGGTCGATCGGTGCTGGTCCTATCGCCGGAGCCCCGACGATCTGGATTTCGCCGACAGGGAACGATGGGAACGGGGGGACCGAAGCCAGCCCGCTTCTCAACCTCAACACCGCGATCAACTGGGCGTCCTCCGGCGACATCATCATGGTCAAGGGCGGCACCTACACGCCCTCGGCGCTGCTCGACGTTTACAAGTCCAACTTGACCATCATGGCCGCACCCGGGGCCGTGCCCATCTTCGACGCGATCAACTACGCGACGCCGGGAGCCTACAACGATCGGGTGATCAGACTCCAGGATGTGTCGAACGTGACCATCATCGGCCTCGGGTTCACGCGCGGGCCAGACGGCGGGATGCAGATCAAAGGGACGTGTTCAGACGTTGAAATCGTGCGGTGCTGGTTCTTTGCGAATGGTCGGCGTTCCCTGTCTGAAGGCGAGGGGATAGCCATCGAGGGCACCATCACCGGACTGCTGGTCGCGGACTGCGACAGCTACGAAAACTTTGACGCGCTTGGGACGCCGGCCGGGTCGAACGCGGACGGGTTCCGGGTGAGCATCTACAGCGGCAGCGCGACGTTCCGGGGGTGCAGGGCCTGGCGCAACAGCGACGATGGGTTCGACGCATTCAACAACAGTTTTGACGCGGCAGTGACCACGGTCCCGGTCACGTTCGAGAGCTGCTGGGCGTGGGAAAACGGCTATCTCGCTAACGGCACGGCAAGCAATGGCGACGGGAATGGGTTCAAGCTTGGCGGGCAGCGTCCTGCGCTGGGCAATGGCTCAGGGGGCAACACGATGACTGACTGCCTATCGTGGGGCAATCGCGAGATCGGCATCACCGACAACTCCTGCACGCTCCCGAATACGATCCAGGACACGACGGTCTACGACAGCGACCGCATCAACATCGAGGGCGGGTCGCCGGCTCATGTAATCCGGCGCTGCATCGCGTTCCAGGCCGTTGAAAGCAACCTCTCGATCGCGAATGTCACCAACGTTTCGGGCAATTCGTGGCAGAGGGCGACGGTCACAAGCGCCGATTTCCGAAGCGTCACTGACACCACGGCGCGCGGGGCGCGTGGTGCCGGCGGGGTACTGCCGGCAACGGATTTCCTCGCCGTGCTTCCAACGTCGCCTGTGGCGGGCATGGGCGCGACGCCATGACCGGGATGCAGCGCACCATCCACCGCGACCACGGCGAGCGCACCACCACGTTCGAGGTCGTCCAGGACGTTCAGCCCATCCTCGAATGGAACAAGGTGCTTCGTTCCCAGCGCCAGAAATCCGACTGGGGCCGGCATGTGGCATCGGTCCCGAACGTCATCATCAACCGATGGCTCCAGGAAGAGTGGGCGCGCGGCAACACCACCATCCAGCTTGGCGATGCCGAGTTCATGCAGATGGTCCGCAAGAAGCTCGCCGACCCCGACTGGGCTTATCTGAGGACCGGCTGACATGGCGCTCACCAGCTATTCCGGCCTTCGCTCTTCCATCAAGGACTGGGCGGAGCGGACGGGCCTGTCCGACGATCTGGTGAAGGACTTCGTCATCCTCGCCGAGTCCATCTTCAACTACGGGGAGAAGGACGAGAGCGGGGGGTATCTGGTGCGCCCGGTTCGTGTCCGCGACATGGAGACGACGGCCACCATCACCATGACCAGCGGGGCAGGCGACCTCCCCACGGGCTTTCTCGAAGCGATCAAGGTCAAGGACCCCGGTGGCACGACCCGGACCATCCGTTACGCCACGCCCGACTGGCTCGACGAGAATTACCCCTCGGGGCAGGACGGCACCTATCCCGAGTTCTACACGGTCATAGGCTCGTCGCTTCTCTGCCCGATCGACGTGAGCCTGACCTACTACGCGGCGATCGACACGATCACGGGCAACGATGGCGCCTACAACTGGCTGCTGACCAAGGCCCCGTCCGCCTACCTGTACGGCGGGCTGATGCAGTATTCCATCTACAACAAGAACCCGGAGGCGGCCGCCGGCTATCGGAGCCTGATGATCAACGCCCTCGGCGGGCTGAACACGCAGGACATCATGTCGTCGGCCGGGCAGTACGTCCGCCGCGCCGGGATGACGGCGTACTAGGATGCCCGCCTTCCCGGCCTGGCGTCCCGATGCCTACAGTATCGGGACGGGCTTTGCGCCCGACGTGAGCGGCGTCCTGCCGGCTGCGGGCGGATGGGGGCCATGGGCGGCGCTTGAGGCCCTGTCGGCGGCTGTGGCGGCCCCGGTGAGGGGTGCATTCATTGCGCGGACCTCGGCGGGCGCTGCGGTCATCTTCGCGGGCACGGCCACGGCGCTCTACCAGTACGCCAGCGCATCCTCGTGGACGGACGTGACGCGGGCCTCGGGCGGCGCCTATGCCCTCGGGGCGGACAATTCATGGTCGTTCGACCAGTTCGGCGACGTGGTGATTGCGACGAATGGGGTGGATGCGCCACAGTCCTTCACGCTCGCATCCTCGACCAAGTTCGCGGCCCTGTCGGGCTCTCCGCCGGTCGCCAAGTTCGTCAAGGTGGTCGGCGACCATGTGTGGCTCTTGGGCCTGACCGGCTCGGCGCTGGGGCCTTCCGGGCTGTTCCCCACCGGCCTCAACCAGATCGCATGGTCGGGCTTCCGGGACGTGACCTACTGGACGCTCGGCGAGAAATCGACGGGCTTTGCATCGTTCCCCTCGGGCGGCTTCGTCCAAGGCTGCACGACGCAGATTGCCGGGCTGGTGTTTCTCGAAAGGGCTGTCTGGCGCTTCGTCGCGGACCAGATCAAGGTGTTCGACTTCGCCCCGGTTCAGGAGGAACAGGGCACCCCATCCCCGCAGAGCATCGTCCAGCACGAGGGCGATGCGTACTTTTACGGGACGGACGGCTTCTGTGCCATCGGCGGACAGGGCGTGCGCCAGATCGGCAACGAGTGGGTCAACAACTGGTTCATCGACCGGGTGAACCAGAGCCGCTTCAAGCAGATCATCGGCGCACTCGACCCGGTCAAGATGCGGGTGTTCTGGATCTACCCGGACTCGACCAATTCGAGTTCCTACACCCACAACGGCATCCTCTGCTTCGACATGCTCAACCAGGAGCGGCCCTGGTCGAAGGCGGACATCGAGTGCGAATACATCTTCTCCGGCACGACACCGGGGGCAACGCTCTCGGACCTCGCCTCGCTCTACACGACGCTTTCGGGCGTGCCCTATGCCATCGGCTCGGATGCGTGGCTTGGCGGCGCTCCCCGGCTGGCAGCATTCGACAGCGCCCACAAGATGGCGTTCTTCACCGGCAACGGCGTCGAGGCGACGGTGCAGACGGCCGAGTTCCAGCCCATCCCCGGCCGGCGGTTCTATGTGAACGGCTTCCGGCTGACGGGCGACGCCAGCGCCGCCACAGGACGGGTGTACGTCAAGGAACGGCCACAGGACACGATGACGCCGGGCGCGTCCGCCAGCCTCACGGCGACGGGCATGATCCCCGTGCGGTCGAGCGGCAAGATACTCGCGGTGGAGGCGACAGTCCCGGCCGGTGAAAGCTGGCGGTTCCTGTCGGGTGTGGACTTCGAGGCGGGCGACCTGGTGCCCGATGGGGTGCGGTAGATGTCATCGCTCGACCCGAACCTCCTGATTGAGACGAGCTTCGGGGCGCTCGCCGGCACGTCCGCCACCGATGTCTACACGGTGACGAACGAGGAGACGGTGCGGCTTCTCAGCCTTGTCGTAACGGACTCGACGGGAAGCATTGCGACGGCGTGCAAGGTCGAGATTCGACGGAGCGGCACGAGCTATGTGCTGGCCGGGACGGGGCTCGGATTGCCGAGCGCGACGGAGAACCTTGAGGCGGTCGGGTGGCCCGGCATCCGTCTTATCCGCGGCGACATCGTCCGCCTGACGGGCGCGGCCAACCACCATTGGTTTGTGACGGTGAACCCCATTCGCGGGTCGAGCGTCGCAGCGCAGAAATAGGAATACGCGATGGGAACGGCGCTCAATGAGTCCGCGTGGTCTGCCACGGCGGCATCGAACGACGGCATCGACAGCACGATCGGCACGGTTGCCAACACGTCGAGCCCGACGAGCGTTGACGATTGGGTGCGGGGCCTCATGGCCTCGCGTGCCCGGGCGCGTCTCGACCAGGGCGGGGCGCTGGTTGCCGGCGGCACCAGCACGGCCCTGACGGTCACGACCAACCAGGCGCTGTCCTCGTCTCACATCGCGAACGGCCTGCGGCTGTGCGTGCGCACGGCAAGCGCTGCGACGGGGGCGGCGACGATCGCCATCGACGGCCTGGCGGCGGTCGCTATCAAGAAGAATGATACCACGGCCGTTGCGTCGGGTGAGTGGGCGAGCGGGGCCATCCTCGATCTTGTCTACTCGTCGACGGCCTCGGCATTCATCATCGCCAACGTCGGGGCGCAGTATAGCCTTGATATCACCAGCCTGACGGGGGAGACGGCGCCCGACCATGCTGCCGACTACATCCCCATGTACGACACGAGCGCGTCGGCAAACCGGAAGGTGTTGCCGCGATACTTCGCGCCCTCGGTGCGGGCGTCGTTTCTCGCGCGAAAGTCCGCTAATCAAACGGCCATCGCCGGCCTGACGAAGATCACGTTCAACACTGAAGAATTCGACATCGGGTCGTACTACGATACGTCGAATAACCGGTGGACGCCCCCGGCGGGGACGTGCCAGATCATGGTCTGTCTGCACTTCAGCAGCATCGCATCGCCCCCGGACGGCTATATCTTGCTCTACAAGAACGGCGCGCTCCATAGGTCGTCGAACTTTGGCACCCATGTTTTCACGGTCATAGACCAGTGTAATGGCACCGATTATTACGAGGTATATGCCGACGCTTCCGACCTTAGCTATGACATCAAAACGTCGAACTACAGCGGCGTAGGCACGTTCTTCGCAGGTGTCATGGTCTAAGAGACGATGATGTCGCCAGCGTCGATCTTGGCCTTGTTGGCGAGGATGGCGATCTTGTGCATCGCCTCGGGGCCGGTGCCGTCCGTGTCGATGAACAGCGCGCCGGTCTTCTTCCGGTAGATCACGAAGTCGTCGGCGTCCTTCGGCCCATTGCCATATGTGAAGCTACCGGGGTCGAGCAGGTCAGGCGCATAGCCATACGCGGGCTTGTCGGGATCGACGGGCAGGAAGTCGAACGCAAGAGACAGCGTGTCGATGCCGGGCTTGAAGTCCAAGATCACGTCCGCGGCGTACTTGAACTGCGGCGCGAATTGGAAGTGGAAACTGTCCGCTCCCCTGCCGCCCACCAGGATATCGCGAGCACCGCCTGAGTTCACGTCAGGGTCCCCGATCAGCAGGTCGTCGCCGCCCTTCCCGAACAGGATGTCCCGGCCATCTCCGCCGGCCATCACGTCGAACCCGTCTGCGCCCTTCACGACCCTGGCGGGCTGATGGGCAGGCAACCAGTCGAACACATCGCGCATCGGTACCGCTCCCCTCGGTTGAATCCCTGATGTGACCCTACACCGACTCCCTCACAAGGGGAACGGAGCGGAAACGAGTACGAATGACCGTCATCCTAGACCGCGTGCCGCTCGAATTGGTCGAGCGGATGTGGCCGCACGTCCTCTCTCACCTCGCCCGCGCCTGTGAAGCGGTCACGACCTCAGAGACCCCCGAAACCATCCTGTCCGACCTTCTCGCCGACCGTGCTGGCCTGTGGGTCATCATGGAGGCGGACAACCCCCTGCCGTTCCTCGGGGCGGCTGTCACCTGTATGCGCCAGACCAACAACGGCCTCGTGGCCGAAATCCGCTTTCTCGGCGGCCGGCAGGGCCTCCGCTGGATACGGACCTGTCTCAAGGAATTTGAAGGCCACGCCCGGGATAGCGGCGCGGACCTCCTGCACATCGAAGGCCGGCGCGGATGGCGCCGCTTCCTCCCCGACTACCGCGAAATCCGAACTGTGATTGAGAAGAGGCTATAACCATGGGCGGCAGCAGCCAGACCAGCAGCCAGAACACGTCCTCCGGCCCGTGGAAGCCGACCCAGCCCTACCTCAAGCAGGGGCTGAACAAGGCCGGCAACCTCCTCGACAACAAGTCCGGGTTCAACGCCTATCCCGGTCAGGGCTGGGTGCCGTTCTCGAGCGAGACGAACAAGGCCCTCGGCTCCATCTCGAGCATGGCGAGCCAGCCGAACCAGCTCTACGGCGGCGCCAACCAGTTCACGAAGGGCCTTCTCGGCGGACAGTTCAACCTCGACCAGTCGGGCTATCAGGGCCTCATGGGGCAGGGGCCTTCGACCGAGGGCGACTACCGCGCCATGCTCAACGGCGAGAACGACGCCTATGCCGCCGCCCGCCAGAACACCGCCAACAGCCTCGGCGACCAGATACAGCGCCAGTTCGGCGGCGCCTCCTACGGCGGCGTGCAGAACGCCGACTACCTGACCAAGGGCGTCGGCGACGTGCTGACGCAGATGGACAGCAACAACTATTTCCAGCGGCAGGGGCTGAAACAGGGCCTCCTCAACTCCATCACGGGCGTCCAGCAGCAGAACTTCGACAACACCCGGGGCCTTCTCGGCGACATGTCGAACCTCTCCCAGCAGGACATCAACAACCGCATGGGCGGGATCGGCGTGATGGACCAGGTCTACAACAGCCAGTACCTCCCCGCGCAGATGCTGGCGGGCGTCGGTGCGGCGAAGGAGGCGAAGAGCGCCGAGCAGCTTCAGGCGGAGCTCGACAAGTTCAATATCCAGGACATGGCGAAGTGGAATCGGCTCGCTCAGGCGCAGGGCGTTTTCACCGGCACCGGCCAGCAGGGCAGCCAGACGCAGACGAGCGTCAAGCAGCCGACCGACATCTGGTCGAAGCTTCTCGGCGGCGGGCTGCTCGCGTCGCAGGCCTTATAGGCCATGGCCGGCCTTCTCAACCAGAGCCGGGGCGGCCTTCTCGGCGGCGGCTTCAACCCCATCCGCCAAGTCGCCGCGCCTGCAGGGCAGCCCATGGCACAGCAGGCGGGCGCTCCCTCGCCCTACATGGCGATGGGGCAGGGTGGCGGCCCTCCCGCCTACGGCTCCGACGCATGGGCGCTACAGGGCGGAGGGCCGGGCGCGCTGTTCTTCCGGCAACTGATGCAGGGCCTCTCGGGCAAGAACCCGATGAACGTGCTCGACCCTGCGAAGGCGGGCAGGTTCTGGTCTGACGAGACGATCGGCATTCTCCGGCCCGAGTTCCAGGCGGGCTACAAGAAGGCGGGGAAGTGACGTGGCAGGGCTGCTCAACCAGAACCCCTACGGCGGCGGGTTGCTCGGCAGGCCGCAGCCTCAGGGCCTTCTCGGTGGCATCGCCAATTTCTTCCGGCCGTGGACGCCTGAGGACCGGGCACGGGTGGCAGCGGTGATGCCGCCTGACCTCGCGCCCACACAGATCGTCAAGGGCATGGTGGGCGGCGCTGCGGACCTCGCGATGCAGGCCAATCAGGCGATGCCGTGGGGCGGGAACTACCCGCAGGCCATCGGCATAGACCCGCAGTCGGGAACGATCGACCCGTCCGTGATGGTGCCGTTTGCACAGAACGTCGCGGGGATGGCGACGACAGGCAGCCTTGCGGCCCCTGCGGTGAGGAACGCAACGGGCATGGGCATCCGCGCCTATCACGGCAGCCCCCACGACTTCGACCGCTTCTCGATGGACAAGATCGGGACGGGGGAGGGGGCTCAGGCTTACGGGCATGGGCTGTATTTTGCGGAGAATGAGGGGGTGGCGCGGAACTACCGCGACGCGCTTCAGTTCAAAGCCCCCGTGCAAGCGGATGGTTCGGCCCCCGCCGGCCCTATGGCGATTGTGGCTAACGCCGTCCGCGATGCGAGGAAGTATCCGGAACCGGAGCGTTCCGATGCCTTGCGCCGATGGTTGGACGAAACCGAGGCTATGGCATCTGGCCCCTACGCCCCGCCCGACATGCTGCAAAGCGTTAAAGAGGCTCGGCGGCTGATCGATAGCGGCGAAGTGAAGCCCGATCTGGGGCCGGCCGGCCGCATGTACGAAGTAGACATAAACGCCTCCCCCGACGAGTTCCTTGATTGGGACAAGCCGCTACGGGATCAGCCGGAAAAGGTGAGGCAGGCTCTCGCACCAATAGTCAACGAAAAACTCAAGGAAATGCAGAAGGCGCGCGGCGGCGGTCCGCTGGCGGACCCTGCGAACGAGCTTACCGAGGAGGCGTACCTCCAAACTGGTCAGATTGCAGGTGAACCTCTGTACCGCCTCATCGGCGAGAAGGCGCAATCCGCAGAGGCATTACGCAACGCCGGCATCAAGGGCATCCGCTACAAGGACGCTGGCTCTCGCTCGACCGAAGGCGGAACCTCCAACTACGTCGTCTTTGACGACAATATCATCGACATTCTCAAGAAATACGGCATTGCCGGCCTGACCGCTGGCGGGGCAGGCGCGGCCATGCTCGGCGGCTCTTCCGACCCTGCATCCGCTGCCGCCCCTTCCTACACCACTGGCGGACGTTTCTAGGAGCCCATGATGGCGCTGTTCCAGAACCTCTTCGGCCCCCCGCAGCCCCCGGGGATGCAGCCCGCAGCGCCGGCACTCCCGCGCGTGCCTTGGAGCCAAAATCCGGCCATCACGACGGCGGCCCTGTCCCTCCTCGGCGGTCGCAACCTCAACGAAGGTCTCGCCAACGTCGCGGCTACGGCGGGGCAGGGGATGGCGGCGAAATCCAACCTTCAGGGCTTCATGCTCAAGCGGCAGGAGGAGGACGCGGCGAAGGCGGCACAGCGGGCGGCATGGAACGCCGGCATGAAGTGGAAGAGCAGCGGCGGGGACTGGAACACGCTCGCCCCGGAAGATCAGGCGGCGCTCTCCGCCATGCCCGACATTGCCGCCCAGTTCATGCCGCAACCGCCGAAGCTGCCAACCAGTGTCCAAGAGTACCAGTACGGCCAGAAGGACCCGGCATTCAACGACTGGCAGATGAACAAGCAGAAAGCCGGTGCCACGACGGTAAACGTGGGCGGCGAGGGCGGCGCCGACACCAAGCTCCGCAGCAAGCTCTCCGAAGCCGAGGGCACGCGCTGGTCTACCATCCAGCAGACCGGGCAGGACGCTGCCGCCCGCTCGCAGGACCTCCAGGTCATGGGCGAGCTGATGAAGATCGCTCCCCAAGGCCCCGTCACCGGCAAGCTTGCCGAGATGTTCCCGGGCTTTTCGTCGGCCGGCGACGCCATGAACGCGCTGGTCAAGCGGATTGCTCCGACGATGCGTTCCCCGGGCTCCGGCGCCACGTCCGACGTCGAGTACGACGGGATGCTCAAGAGCATCCCCAGCCTGTCGAAGGACCCGCTCGGTAACCAGATCATCCTCGAGACGATGCAGGCCAAGCAGCAACTCGACATGGCCCGCGCTGATATCGTCACCGCGTACCAGAACGAAGAGATTTCGGCTTCCGAGGCACGGGCACAGATGGCCGAATTGAACCGCCGCTCGATCCTCACCCCGAAGGCCCGGATGCTGATCACCGCGGCAGCCGGCGGCGAGCAGCCGGAGGATATCCCGCCGATCCCGCCTAGCTACGAAGGCGACCCCGCGGATTGGGAGTACTTGACCCCCGAGCAGAGGGCTTTGTTTGACTGATGGCGATGACAATCGAACAACAGCGCGCCATCGCCATTGCTCAGGCCAAGCGCAAGCGCGCTGTCGCGGGCCCGGCTAAGATGGGCACGGGCGAGGATATCGCGCGATCGGCTGCTACCGGGCTAGGCGAGGGCGTGACGGGCACTGTAGGCATGCTCGGCGACGTGCAGAGTCTTGCCGACGACCTCGGGACGTGGTTCGGCAACAAGCTTGGCCTGAAGCCGCTCACGCCGGAGCAAGACGCTGCCCTGAAAAGCGGGACGCGCGCGCCGACGACGGCCGATATCGAAAGCGGCATCGGCTTTGACAAGATCAAGCACACGCCGCAGACCACAGCGGGCGAGTTCGCGCGCACGGCGGGCCAGTTCGTGCCGGGCTTCGCAGTGTCGGGTGGCGTGCAAGCCGGCGTCGGCGGCATCAGGCGGGCGGTGGGCACTGCTGGCGGTGTTGCTACCGGGGCCGGCGCGGGCCTTGCCAGCGAAGCGGCCGGCCAGATGGCCGAGGGGACTCCATATGAAATCCCCGCCCGCCTTGCCGGGGGCATCGCTGGCGGCGTGAGCGCAAACGTTTTGACCCGCCGTGCTGTTACCCCTCGCAACATCCCGCAGCAGAGAGCCCAATCGGCTCAAGTCCTCCGTAACGAGGGTATCGACAACCTCACGGAAGGCCAAGTCTCGGGGAACGCTGCGACGAAGGCGAGGGAGCGGAAGGCGAACGGATTCTTCCACAACCAGGATGCGGAGCGCGAACGGCAGCTAGAAAGCCTGACGCAGGCGGCGCTAGCCCGTGCTGGGGTTGTGTCGCGTAGAGCGACGCCCGACGTGATCGATGACGCCTTCACGAATATCGGCCGTCAGTTCGACGGGCTCGCCGCCCGCAACAACGTAACGGTGGACCCACAATTCGGGCAGGATATCGCGACGGGGGTCCAGCGGTTCATGGAACTCGGCCCGGCGACCGAGAGGGTGACCGCCTTGCGCGGATTCATCGACCGGATAGGCCGGACCATAGACGCTCAGGGTAACATCTCGGGCAGGGCATATCAGTCGATCCGGTCGGATATCGAACGCGCGGCGCGCAATTCGCGGGCGGGTGCTCCCGAATACGCGCACGCCCTTCGGGAACTCCGCGACGCCTTCGATGACGCGATGGAGCGCAGCATGACCGCGTCTGGGTCGCAGGACGTGGGCGCATGGCGCGACGTTCGCAACCGCTACCGCAACCTTCTCGTGATTGATGACACGATGGCCTCAACGAGCGAGGACGCAGCCGGCGGGCTGATCTCGCCAAAGGCCCTTCGGAACGCTGTCAAACGCACCCACGGAGCCCGCAATATGACGCGCGGGCGCGGGGACTTTGAGGAGTTGTCGCGCGCGGCAGCCCATCTAATGGGTGACCTCCCCATGACGGGGTTCGCCCCGGCCGCCGCTGACTCGATATGGAAGTCAGTATGGTTCCCGTTTGAAGCGGCGACCCGTGTCGCCCGCGATGTCCGCATGACGCGCCCGGTGCAGCGTTATCTGACCAACCGAGTCGCCCCGCCCCCACCCGCCTCGCCTGTCCGCAACTACTCCCCGGCCGTGGTCCCGCCGTTCACCGACTACATGCGGGACAGGAACAAGCCAACGCCATAAGCGGCGAAGCCCGTTGCCGATCAAATGGACGACAACGGTAAAGGCTAGAGCCCAGCCGACGCCGAGGAACATGGCGGCGCCGGGGGTTGGGTGCGGTCGGGTTGAATCGAAGTAGACGATGCCGACCACGATCCCGGTTTGGATCGCGTACCAGACGAACTGCTTCAACGGATAGCGCCTCCCAGCGCGGCCAGCCCCGTCCACACAGGGACGGCCCAATCCACCGGGAACAGGGTGATAGCGAGAGCGGCGAGGATCGTGAGCAACACGGTCACGGCGCTCTCTTAGGCACGGCATCAGCAAAGAACGGGTCAGACGCCATCGGGTGCGTCGGGTTGCGCTCAAAGAACGCGCGGACGGCAAGGATCGGCGCTTCGTTCTGGTGAGCAGCCCACCAGCCCGGGTCCGCCCGCCGCATCTCACCGACCCATGGGAACATCGGGACGACTCCTCGCGGCCAACCGCGGTGGTCGCGGCGGGAACGACTGATCAAAGCACGCATGGCGCTCTCTTAGCATGGATGAACGGCAGATGGCGAATTACGTCGCACCCGTCAGTGGCACATGGGCCGCGAAGGGCAGCAGCCCATTCCAGGCCGCCCGCAGCGGGGGCCACCGCTACCATGCCGGCAACGACCTCCAGGCGGCGAACGGCTCTCCGGCGGTCGCGGCCATCGGCGGGACCGTCCAGTACGTCGGACACAATCAGGGCTACCAGTGGAACGCCGTCGTCATGGGCGACGATGGCAATGCCTACCGCTACGCCACGCATGGGCCACTGAGCGTCAAGGCCGGCGAGCGCGTCGAGGCGGGACAGCAAGTCGGGACCATCGCCCGGGGGCACCTGCATTTCGAGGTGATCCCGCCGACCTCGCCCGCCTACAAGGCCATGGCGGCGAACCCCGGGGCGTTCGTCTCCACCAGTTGGAAGCCCGGCCACGATCCGCTGACGATCAACCCGGCAGAGTTCTTCGGCGTGAAGGGCGGAGCCGAGATTGCGGCAGGGCAGGCGGTCGGTTCCGGCGCGCCCCAGGACGCACAGAGCGCCATCGCCAGCCTGATTGCGCCTAGTGGCGGAACACAGGTGGCGGAGCCGCCCACGGCCGCCATGGGCTTCGCGCCAACCATCCCGGATGCGGGGTTTGGCGCGCCTCCGATGCAGATGGCGTCGGCCCCCCCGATGCCACAGCCCCCGCCTCAGTGGGCGTCCGCACAGGGCTTCCCGATCGACGAGTCCCTGACCGGGCAGACGGCACAGGACGTGCTCGCGGGCGGGCCTCGCATGGACCCCCGCCGGGCGCCCCCGGGCAGCGGCCCGGTGCCTGCCGACATGGGCGCGATGCGCTCTCCCCTCGACGTGCTCAATGCCGGCCCGAACCTCGACCGGCGCCGTGCGATTGCATCCGGCCCGGTCGGCCCGACGACGCCACAGGGCGTTCTCGACATGGGGCCGAACCTCCGTCCCCCGAACGTGCCTATGCCCCCGCCCCGGCCGGAGAGGGGCGCTGGCATTCCCGACCCCCGGATGCGCCCGGACCCTGCTTCCCTGCCGCAGCGTGGCTTCCCCACGGCCTTCGGCGAACAGCCCCCGGTTCTCGCGGGCGGCATGTCGGCTGCAATGGGCGATGCGCCCTCTCGCACGGGCGACCTTTCTGCGGCCATGGGCGGGCCACCGTCGCGTTCCGGCGACCTGTCCGCTGCGATGGGTGGCCCTCCCGACCCCTTCGCCGACTTCGGCCAGCGTGACCTTGCTGCAGAGATGCAGGGCCAGCGCACGATTGCGGACGCCAACTACTACCGCCCCGACAACATCATGGCCCCGCCGAGCCCGCCCGTCCCGGCGACCATGGCAGAGCGCTTCGACGCGGCGAGCGCACAGCCGAACGCCGGTCAGATGTTCGGCCTGCCGGACATGAACGGGGCCTCGTTCCCCGCGCCTCCGTCTCCCATCGGCACGGCGGGTGCTGGCAGCACGACCGGCGAGTTCTTCACCCCCGCTCCTCCGATGCCCTCGCCCGGTCCCGATCCGATGGCAGGACGTTTCAACGATGCGTTCTCGCCCGCCGGGCCCGGTATGATTGCCGACCTCCAGGGTGCGTTCGACCGTCGCCAGTCCCCGGCTCCCCCGGCCCCGCCGACCATGACGGCACAGGACGGCATCAACCAGATTTTCGGCGCTCCGCCGGCTGCGGCCATGCCCCCCAACCTCGCGATTCCGTTCAACGAGGTCCCGGGGTTCATGGGCGTGTCGCCGGCTGCCGCGGCAACCCCGGCCCTCCCGCCGATGGGCATGGGGACGTTCAACGACCGTTTCGCCCCGGCCATGCCTGCCCCGCCGCAGCCCATCAGCGTGCAGTCCTTCAACGACCGCTTTGCCGGCGGCACGGTTGCGCCCGGCGGGCCTCCCCCTCCCGGCACCCCCGGCGTCGTACAGGGCACCATGCCCGGCGCCATGGACATCCGGCCCCCGGCTCAGGGCGGGCCTCCCTTGCCCCCGCAGGCGCTTCCTCAGGCCAGCCCGGCCCCGGCCCCGCGCCAGACGAACGTAGGCGCCGAGCGGCAACGTAACGGCACGCTAGGGCGCATCCTCGGCGGGCTCCTTGGCGGGCCTGTCGGCGCGCTGGGCGGCGGTCTGCTCGGCGGTGGGGGTGGCGGCATCTTCGGGGGTGGCGTGTCGTTCGGCGGCCAGCCGACCTTCAACGTCACGGGCGGCGGTACGTCGCCCTACGGCAACGGCGGGACCACGACCTACCAGAAGGGCACCAGCAACGCCCTCGGCGGGTCGAACGCGCTGTCATGGAAGTCGAGCAACGGCGGCACGGTGACGGCTTACACCGACCCTTGGTCGGGCCAGACGTTCACGAGCTACGGGCCGTAGGATGGCGGCAATCATCAAGCGCCGCTCGCTGTCCCTCGGCAGCCCCAGCGGGGTAGTGGCGTCGTTCCTTGGGCGGCTGCTGACGACGCGCGGGCAGATTATCCGGCGCGGTGCGAGTGCCCCCGAAGCAATGGCAGCGCAGACCGCAGACACCTTCGTCGGCGGCGATGGTACGGACGTGACGACCCGGACTGCGGCACAGGTTCGCACCTCGCTTGGCTTCGAATACGGCACATGGACTCCAGCATTCACATCCGGGACTGGCTCCCTGACTTCAACGGGGAGCTACTCGGGAAACTATTGGAAGATTAACCGGGCGGTATGGATTTTTGGGCAGGGCACCATCACAAACAATGGGACAGGGGCGACAAGCATCGTTGTATCTGGACTTCCATTCGCTTCCGATACCACGAGTCAAATCACCGGCCGCAATGACGTAACATCTGGTTCCCAACTACAGGGGGGCATCGCATCCGGGACAAGCACGCTTACCCTATTCACGTACAACAACACTTACCCGGGCGGGACGGGTGCCGTGTTGTCGTTCGCCGGCTGTTATAGGGCGGCATCATGATCCTTGACGAACTCACTTTCGGCGGAGACTTCCGCATCGCCCAACTCCGCTACGTCACCGAGGACGGCGGCTACTTCCGGCACTCGCTCTCTCCCGGCGACGACCTGTCCGACATTCCCGACGACGTGCGGAAGCAGATCGAGGCGGAATGGACGCCCGAGGTCCGCGCCGCCTTCATCGCAGAGACGACGAAGCCCGAGCCTGAGGACGGCAAGCGCCTCGTGCCCAAGTCCGTCATCGTCTCCCGTCTCATAGAGGCAGGGAAGATCGCCGCGGCCTATCAGGCCCTCAACAGCAAGCCGGAATATTGGGCGCGCTGGGTCGCCTCCGACCGGCCTGCCATCAACCACGACGACCCGGACGCGCTCGCGCTCCTGACGGCCATCGGCGCCGATCCGGCCGTCATCCTCGCCCCCTGATCCTTCCACACCGGAGACTGCCATGACCCGTTTCGCCGCGGCGCTCTTTGCCGTGCTCGCCCTTGCCATGCCTGCGGCTGCGGAGAGCGGGAGCGCGAGCTGGTACGGCCCGGGCTTTCAGGGCCGGCGCACGGCCAGCGGCGAGCGGTTCGACCAGAACGCCGTGACGTGCGCTCACCGGACGGCCCGCTTCGGCACGCGGCTTCGCGTCATGGACACTCGCACCGGCCGGGCAGTGGTCTGCCGCGTGAACGACAGGGGGCCATTCGTCCCGGGTCGCGTCGTCGACCTGTCGAGGGGTGCTGCGGCCCGGCTCGGCATCCTTTCGCGCGGGACTGCCCGCGTCACTGTCACCCGCAACTGAGGATTCTGCCCATGATCGACCGAAAGTCGTTCTACGACGGCGCGCGCGCAAGCCCGTTTCCCGGCTCGCTGACCGAGGAGCAGGTGGCCGGCATGGGCGCCATCCTCGCCGAGTGGGAGCGGCGCAAGCTGCCCGACCTGCGGCACCTCGCCTACATGCTCGCAACCGCCTACCACGAGACGGCGCACCGGATGCGCCCGATCACCGAGTACGGCGGGCGCTCCTACTTCGACCGCTACGAGGGCCGGAAGGACCTCGGCAACACGGTCAAGGGCGACGGCTACATGTACCGCGGCCGGGGCTACGTCCAGCTCACCGGCAGGCGGAACTATGCCCTCGCCAGCGCCAAGCTCGGCGTGGACCTGGTGGCGAGTCCCGACCGGGCGCTCGAGCCGACGCTCGCCGCGGCGATCATGTTCCTCGGCATGAGCGAGGGCTGGTTCACCGGCAAGGAGCTCGGCGACTACATCAACGCCGCCGGCGCGGACTACCTCAACGCACGCCGGATCATCAACGGGACGGATCGGGCGCTGATGATCGCCGGCTATGCCGAGGCCTTCCACAAGGCGCTGGTGGCCGCCGACCGGCCCGAAACCGGAATCCCGGCTTCGACCCCGCCGCCGCGCCACCCGCCCCAGCCCGACGATCCCGGTCCAACTCATGCAGAAAATGCACAGGTTGCCGATGACAGCGATGGCCAGGTCGGCACCCCGTCGCCCGGCTGGCTTGCCCGGTTCTTCCTCTGGCTCTCGGGCCGCTGAAATCCCCGCCATCGCGGGATGCTCGCCCCGGCTTGAGGGCAAAGGAGACTGGAATATGGATAGCCTCCAACTGAGCGACGCCGCTGCGGCGGCCGTGACGGTCGCGCCGCGCGTGACACTCAAGGACATCGAAGCTGCAATCGGCAGCGTCCACTACAACACGGGGGACCATGCGTTCCCCGACAGCGAAGTGCCCGCCACCTTCGTCCTGACACTGTGCCTCGTCGTGATGAAGAACGGCTTCACCGTGATCGGCAAGGCCGCGCCGGCAAGCCCCGAGAACTTCAACCGCGACCTCGGCCGCAAGTTCGCCTACGAGGACGCAGTTCGGCAGATTTGGCCGCTGATGGGCTATGCGCTCCGCGACCATCTCGCTGTGAGGTCGAGCGGCCCGGCGAAGGCCGCCTGATCATCATCGTCATCATCTAGGAGAGGGCCGCCTTCGGGCGGCTCTTTCCGTTTCAGACGGGAGTTCTTTGCAGAAAACGCAAAGAACCCCCTCACCGAAAGGATCCTGACCAATGCTCCAGACATTCTGGGAACTGAACCGCCAGAACATCCGCAAGCTCACCGATACCGCCATGGGCATCGTCGTCGGCTACGGCGCCTTTGCCGGCGAGTGGACGCCGGTCTATCTCGGCATCGTCGGCCTGCTTCTCAACTACCTGTGGTTCTGGCTCGACAATCGCAGCAAGGTCACCGTGAAGGGCCTTGAGGCCGCATCGAAGATGGGCGCGGCCGTTGCCGTCGAGAAGGCGATCGACGCCGTGAAGGCGAAGAAGGGCTGACCGATGCTCACCGAGCCGACCCTGAACGATGTCTACGAGCGGCTAGGCGAGCGGCTAGGGCGGCTCACGGCTGGCGTCGACGGGCTGAGGGACGATCTGTCCGAAGCCAAGGCCGACCGGGAAAAGCTCCACGGCAAGGTCGACGGCATCGCAGACCGGACAGCCCGCTTGGAACAGATCGTCGAGAAGATCGAGCCGACGGTCGACGGGCTCGCCAACATCCGGGCGAAGGCGATCGGCGGGCTCGCCGTCATCGTGTTCGTGGGCGGCGTTGTCGGATGGCTCGCCGGCCTCTGGATCACGGAACTGAAGCTGTGGCTTGTCCGGGTGATCGCTGGGCATTGAGTGCTGGCGAGGCCCTACCGCCGGATTCGAACCGACCAGTTTCGAAGGGTTCGGCATACCCACGGCCTTGCGGCCCTGTTTCAGGCGGATGTTTCAACCGCCCCTATCTCGCCAGTCTCAAAGCCCGATGCCGGAGCAGAGCGGGAACCTGTATCCGGCGCGGTCAGTGGCGTCCTATCCCTTGGACGACGGCTCCTGAGCGTCCTCAGTACCGCCGGGACTCGAACCCGGATTTCCACCCTGACCGAAACTTGCGGGCACGTCTGATCCCGCTCGGCGCCGACCTTCCTCCTACCACCAACCCAACCGAAAGGGAATCCCATGCTCCGCATCATTCTTGCGGCCGTCGCCGCTTGCCTTCTGCTCGCCGCCCCCGCATCCGCCGCTCAGTGCGCCACGCGCTCGCTCTCCGTCTTTGTCTGCCGGATCAAGGCTACGGACTTGGACAAATCTAAATCGGCCCATAGCAACGTGCAGGCTTCGCTGATGCGCGCGCCTGCCACTCCAGCGGCTTGACGCGCCGCCCCACGATGTCCTTGGTCATGTCAGTGTTCCGTTTCGGGAGAGAACGAAATGCCAGCGGCACGGGCGCGCTCGGCAGCAATGTGGTCGCAACCCTCAGTGCCCTTGCAGATCGGGCACGGGAGCCACGGGTAGCCGGGCATGAGCCGAAGCATCTGGCGGAACGCCTGCTTGATCGTGTCCTTGGTCATGTCAGTCCTCCGTCGATAGGGAGCGGATGGCGGTGGCGATGTGCGCCCCGTGTTCTCCGCACATAGGTGTGGCCACCCCCGCCGCCCGCTCACGCATCTCCTCCCGGCCTCGCTGGCGCTCGGAGAGGAGAACGGTGACGTAATGCGCGTGTATTGCGTTAAGCACTTGCTCAGTCTGGAACACGGC